CGATTAATCTGCGACGCGGTATATAATGGAACACCATACTCTCCGGCCATACCCCTCAAATCCACTACTAACTCCTCTAATACCTCATGCCTTTTTTCTTTTGCAGAACCCTTTAATAAATCAGCATAATCCACAATGATAACATCAGGCTTCTTACCCTGCAATATCATTCTATCAATATGGGCTTTTAAAGCATTTATTCCAGCAGCACCAGTGTTAAATCCTTTAATAACTAAATCACCCTTTAACGAACTGATAACCCTTTCAACTTCCTCCATATTATACTTTAAGTTTGGTATAGGTATTCCAGTAAAAACTGAATCAAATCGTTGCCCCACCATTGCCTCCGATAGTTCTAATGTGTAATACACCACAATTTTACCACTTTTGATAGCAGATGCAGCAATATTTACCAATGACCAGGACTTACCAATACCCGGTGGTGCTGCAAATATTATTAACTCACCCATCCCAAATCCACCTTGCGTAATTTCATCTATAACATCCCACCCAGTGGATACAGGATTTCTTGCCAAATCCTCATACCTACTACTTAACATTATTTTGTATTCATGTCCAACATCCGTAGGTTGCCCTGCCTTCATAGCAGTATCAATAGTTGATTTTATCTTATCATACTTACCCTGCTCTAAAAGTGGTATTGATTCTAATATAGCCTGCTTTAAGGATTGATTGGTGCAAAAGTTTAAAGTTTCTTCTTTTATATAATCTAAATCATCTGATTCTAAATCCCGCCAAACCTGCTTTAAGGTATCAATAACAGACGACTTTAATATATCCCTCTCAATGGGTGCTATCTTCGTTTTAAGAACATCTAATGTTGGTTTGGATTCGTAGGTATCTATGTATGTTAAAATCGTTTTACACAACCATTCTGATGCTTCTGAATCAAAGTACTGTGGTTTTAATATATCAAATATCTGCCTACTAAAAACCATATCCGATAAAAGAGCAGATAAGATTTTAGTTTGAAATCCCGTCCCAAATTTGCTTCCAAACTTTTCCATATAAGAAAATATACAACTTTATTTTTGATTATCAAAATGTATTTTAAGTAATCTATCCAACCCCGTAAATGAGTTTTTTAACCACAAGTCTACATTTGCAAAAGCAGTGTATAATTTATCATACATAAACATTTTTTTGAACTCTAATAAGTTTAATTTAGGATGGGTGTTGTCCAATATACCCCTAACATTTGAAATAATGGATGTGGATATTTCAGGTGATTTTAACTGCATTAAATCATAATTCAATTTCAATGTATCTTCTGCCTCTAATAGCTTTTTGGATAGTTTATCATCGCATTTTTGCTTTACTTCACTCAAAAATTCGTTATAATCCAATTCACCATCATTCAAAAAATCCATTTTACCCAAAATGGTCTTTGCACCAACTCCATTCACACCCTTAATATTATCGGATGAATCTCCCATAATCACCCTATACCAAATAAGATTTTGAGGTATTACACCCCATTCTTCCTTTATCAAAGATTCATCATACATAACCTTTTTTATGGGGGAATAAACCTTAATCCGGTGATTAATTAATTGTAAAAAATCTTTATCAGTAGAAAGTAATATAACCTCATTATTGAAATAGTGGTTAGCCATCCATGCCATCAAATCATCTGCCTCAACATAATCTACCTGTAAAAGAGTTACGGGTAAGTTCTGAAGATATTCATACAAACGAATGAATTGTTTACGCATAGATTCCTGCTGGTCCTCTATATCCTCATACCCCTGTAACCTATTCAACTTTGTTAAACCTGTTCTACCTCCTTTGTAATCGGAATACATACCCTTTCTCCGATGCGAACCACCCTTACCATCAAATACAACGATGACTCGAGATGGATTAAGGTTTCTAATAGTGGCCGCAGTGGATAACAGGAAACCTGTTATACCACCACAATGCTCACCATCATCGTTGAGTGCGGGCACAGCCCCGAAAACGCGAATATACATATTTAGCCCATCAATGATAAGAACTCTATCATTTAAGGTTTGATTTGTAACTTGTTGGTTTTCTTGTCCCAACTTACTCAACATTTCTTTGTAATTTTTAATCATCAAAATCGGATAGTTCTATATTATCAATATTTGCTTCATCGGATGCTTCTTTATATGATAGGATATATGCATCACATATTTCATTATACATCTTATTTTTTACATCCCCTCGCGTTTGTAATATATCAGCAAAGTTTTTAGCCTGAAACTTTACCTCCTCACCCGTTTCCTTATCAACCCAAGTATACCATGCACCACTTTGACTGGCCAACTTATAGGTTTTCATCATCTCTAACCACGAACCCAAATTATCAATACCACTATCAAAGTAAATATCATAATCAACTGAGCGCAGTGGTGGTCCCATTCGGTTTTTAATAACCTGCGCACGGGTTTTAATACCAATTACCTGCTCTACACTACCACTACCCACCTTTGCTTTCAATTGACCCATTTGTTTTAAACGGATTCTGCAACTTGAATGAAATGCGATTGCCTTACCGCCGGAGGTTGTATTGTGATTAAGCCTACCATTAGCTAAATATGTATGCTCATCTGCTACTTCAATATCAACTACTTGCATGTTACCAACAACACACTCAAAATCCGAATGGTTAGCAGCTTTAATATTTACAGTTTCCCCGGTTTTTGTTTTTTCCACAAAAGTGTGTTCAGATGAAACTTTTATTTTACCATCGGTATAATACTTATCAACGGAATCTTTAACTACAAATGATTTAATTGGCTTGTAAACATCAACCCCATTAGAATCATGTGTTAGCACCTCAATATTCAATTTTTCTACATCATATATTTCAGGTGTTTTAAAATCATTATTACCTATAAACCTTTCCGAAAATTCGGCTAAGGTAATTTCTTCTTCAACATAGTTTTTTGCCATTTGCTATACTTTTTATATTTGTTATACATTGTTCTTTATTATTTTTTATATCACTTTCCCATAAAATTAAAACATTATTTACCACATTCAATAAGTTATTGTTTTTTATTTCATCACGCCTCCAAACATCAGCTGCTGTAATATATTTATGTGTTTTATCGGTAGATTCCATCACCATCGGATTAGCATGCCAAAAATCCCCATAACATTCTATTACAGAATTATAGTCTATTAAATAAAAATCAGGAAAATATGTATTATTTCCAATATCAATTCGTTTTTCATACTCCCAATTAACCTTTAACTCATTTAAAAAATTGGCAACTAAAAACTCAATAGAATTCATAAAAAATCCATTTATTTCATAGTTTTTATTAGATTTTGAAAGTAACATTTTTTTATATTTATAAGAATCATTCAAACGAGCGTTTTCCCACATTTTAATTGATGATTTTTTAATTTTTTCAATTCTATCTGGTTTATTCATTTTTTTCAAAAAATGCTCTTTAAAAGTTTCATCTGAATATGTTCCAATCATTTTATGATATCTCGCATTATTATAATTTTCAATATAAGATTTTAATAAAGTTTTATCATCATCAGGTATATTCATATTTAATAACTGATTTACAATAGAATTGATTGAGTTATATTTTTTTCTAATATCATACAATTTATTACCCAAATCAATACCAAACTTATCAATATACCAATTTACACTAGAACCATTAGATTTAGATATTGGTGTATTTGTAATTAAATTTTTTTTTAATTTTACCGATACTTTATTAACGGCATTATTTTTTATAATATACGAAAATTCAAAATAGTTTGTAGCTAAATCCATAATATACCCCCAAATAAATTAGTGTAGGGGTTATAACCCTTACACTAATAAATATGGTATTTTTAAAATTAAACTTCGTATCTAATTTTTATTTTTGTAGTAAATGGATCTACACACCACGGGTCGCCAAAACTTACACCCATTCTCGTCCTTAACTGATTTGTAAAGATAAGTGTAATACGCTCTCTACCAATCAAATTGGTTATTTTACGCATTGCTTTTGAAATGATGATTGCTTTTTGAGTTGCAAATCCAGCCTGATCATAATCGGCTGATATCTCAACCTTTGTAGATGCGCCTGCTACCGAATCCACTACAATTGTAACCAACTTCTTTTTATCGGATTTTCTTACCGAATCAATAATCGAATCAATTGCTTCAAAAATATCTTCCACCGTTTCCAATGGAACATACAACATCTTCTTTAAATCAACACCTATTGCCTGTAAAAACTCCTGATTAAGTGCATTTTCAGTGTCAATATAAACTCCCAACCCACCTCGCTTTTGCGTATCAGCAATTGAGTGAGCCGCTACCAACGATTTACCACTACCTTCCAACCCCGTTATTTCAGTAATCCTTCCAACAGGCAACCCACCGCCTGAGCGGTTTGAAATAGCCAAATCTAACATTTCAGAGCCAGTAGACACCCACTCGTCTAAATCGGTGGGTGTCTGCTCTGAACCATCTAAATAATATGCTACTTTGTGTTGCGATTTGAACTTCTTGTTAAGATTATCAGCGAGTATGGTAGATAGCTCATCACGAACTATATCTACTTTTGGTTTACTCATACTGATTAATCGTTAAAAAGGTCGTCAAATGCTTCTTTTACTGAACTTGCTTTTTGTGTTGTTGGTGTAGGTTGAACCTCAGCAGGTTGTTGTGCTTTGGGTTCTTCTTCTACCTTACCGGTTTCCAACCAGGTTTCCAACATCCCTTTCAACTCATCGTAAGTATAACGCTTGAAAATGGTTGTTAAATCAACCTGTTCTTTAACCAACTGAACCACATTCTTATCATCAGTCATAGGTGTGGTACTTGGTTTTACCCTAATAAATGTTTCAGGATAAGATTTACCAACTTCAGCTGCTGATTTGAACTCCACAGTGATATCCCTACCACTCATTGGGTCAGTCAAATCACCATAATCCGGGTCTGCGAAGAATTGCAGTATTTCTTGGTAAACCTGCTTACCAAACCCCCAAAATTTAACACCTTCAGATTCCTGTCCACGAACTAGGATTGGAACATACGCCCGCATTTTAGGTGTTAATTTTTTTGCGAGGTTGTAATCTTCCCTATCCTTTGTTGCTTTCAATTGTTCAGCAAATTCAACGATAGGGTCTTTCTCACCAAAAGAAACTGGTGATAGAATTGTTTTACCACCAAAATCAAAGTGAAAATACAACTCAATAAAAGGATTATCACGATTATGCACATACGGCACTAATCGGATTTGTTGTTTGCCCATATTGGGTTTCCACAGGGCGTCGGTCTTTTGGACCTTTGTTTGAAGTGAATTCAAACGGTTTCGGATTGCATTTAAGTCAATAGCCATAATTACTCCATTTTTTAATAAGTTAAACAAAAATTATAGTCACTAATATACAACATTTGGTTGACAAATCCAAATATTTTTTCAAAATATCTTATTTATTTTTTATTCCACATTTACTACATCATAAATATTGGTTCGTAAGAATTTAAATCCGGTTTCAGTTGTTAATAATACCCCATTTTTATAATCTTCCCAATTTAATACATAACCCCTATCTAACTCCCCACCATTTAAGTGTTGAATAAGCCGGTTAAGAGCATTGATAGTATATATTGTGTTTGTTTCTCGCTTTCTATGAACCATAATTGTGTTTGGTAAAAATTTTGATGATGGGGATGGAACTATATTATAACTGATAACCAACTCTTCCGAATTTTCTAAAGTCAATACGAATATTTTTTTGCTGAATAAAACAAATTTGGTTTTAATAGCAGTAACATCCGCATTGGATTTATCTTCAGTTGTAAATGTTATCAATAATTGTGTTTTCACTCATAGCTCCGTATTATCCGTTTTCTCTAAGACAGTTTTGCAATTGTGGATGTAAATTATAAACCGTAGATAATTTACCCAAATCACCATCTTTAGACCTTTGTCGTTTTTCTGCGATTGGTATCCTCTTACCTTCTTTGGTAATAGCATACACAATTTTAGAACCACCCGTAATCATTGTTCCACTTAAATTAGTAACTTCACTTTCTTCACCAATTTCAAAGTTTGAAATCATATCATTTTTATCTGAAAATGGTAAACATTTTGATAGACTTTCTTTATTTACTTTCACCCCACCACTTTCTTGATAAAATGCATCCGGATCCGAATAAACACCCGCACCGCCAAACATCATATCAAGATGCAATTTTTCTGCTACGGAATTTGCCTCCAAAAATGTTCCCAATCCAACTTCTTTACCATTTTCTAATTTTATTTTTCTTTTATTTAATTCGTTAGTAAGTTTCATATCATTTTGAACTGTTTTTTTTCTAATTGCGCCTATGTCCGAACCAATTTTAGGGCCATTTGTTTTTTTGTTTAAATCTGATACCATTCGTAATTGGGATGTGGTTAGTGGTGGTCGCTGATTATTACCATATCCTTCTTCTAAACTACAATACTTAATAAATGCCTGCATCATTTCCTCATCGGTTGGTGGAGTTGAGTGATTTTCAGGTAATTGTGATACCAATACCTTATTTGATTTTTTTCCTAAAATTTGATTTTTTATGGCTTTCGACCAATATTTTTCAGGATCAGAACCCGTAGATATAGTTTTTGCCATTTTTGCCAACTCTTGTTGGTTTTGTTTTTGTAAATGCTTAATAGGTTTTGATGTTGTATTTTTAAGTTCAGATTCACTTTGTTCATGCTGCTTTACAATAGTATCCATATGTTGTGTAACTGCATCAAAATCTTCTTTTGATATTGTACCCGATTCGTACATTTTTTTTAAATTTTCTTTTTTAACATCTACTTCTGCTTTAAGTGTAGATTGCGCCACGATAGCACTAACATCATCCTTATCAGTATAAAATGTCATATACACATCACCTGTATTTTCATCTCTTACAAATATACCAGTATCAGTTGGATTATTTCCACCACCTGAACTTTTTATAATTTCTAAAGCCTGCTCTTTTGTAACTTCAGTATTACCCAGCATAACTCTACCTGTTGTGGCGCGTATCATATTTTCTTGAGATTTTAATCCGATAGTATCACCAAAAAATGGAAACGCTTTTGTATTTTTTAACCCGTTTCTATTAACTATTTGTTCACTAATATGGTTATGTTTATTTTGGGCCGCACGTGTTGCAGCGATTAACCTACCGGCTAATCCCACAGATATACCATATTGTTTAGCAACCTTTTTGGCATCCGATGTTTTTACTCCCTTTGGTGGTTTATTACCATCATTTTCAGCCCCAAGACCGGAATTTTTAAATTTTTCTACATTATTAGCAAGCTCGGTTTCATAATCAAATGGTTTTTTGGAATTAAAAGTATCGGTTGCTGATGTTATTGATGTTATTTCATTTAACATTGATGCGGCGGTACCAGGAGCACCTTTACTATTTGCAAATCCCATTTTTATAAAAGAATTTAAAGAGTTGGTATTATCGGTTTCATTAAATTCACCACTATCCGATTTTTCTTTTTCCACTTTTTCTATTTCATCATCGGAAATACCGGAATCTACCATTTTTGCTTTAGCGGCTTGATACCCACCTGATGTTTTATCATAGCCTAACCCAGTACTTACTTTAATTTGTCTATTTGTATCCGGATTTAATATTCTACTATCAAGTACTGATTGCACATCAATATCACCTGCTTCATATATTGATTCACTTCTACGTTTCTTTTTCAGATATGCTTCTTTTTCTGCACCCGTCATCATACCAAACTTAATCGCATCCAAATCCTTTTCTAACGGATCCTCTTCTTCTTTAGGTTTTTCTTTTGGGGTTTCTTCGGTAGGTTGGTTTTGGTCGGTATCCGGTTCAATTTTAATCTCACCACTCTTTTTCTTTTCCTCATAAGAATCCACCATAGCCTCCATTTGTTCAGGACTGATTTCCATGTTTTCCAATCCATCTGCAATCATTTCACCAAATTTTTGGAAATTTAAATCAGTTTCTGCATCACCGCCTTCATCTGCAAATAATGCGGCTCTAGTACCACCCATCAAAAGTGTTTCACCAACAACATGCGGAACAAACTCAATAGCAACGTGTTTAGCAAATGCAGTAGCACCATGTGCCAACCCACCACCAACAGCAGCGAACAATGCCGTTGTTGCTATTTTAATACCAACTTTCTTTAAAGAACTCTTTTCCTCATCAGTTAATTTCTCACCTTTGAAAAATTTAGAAACACCCCCAGCAGCAGTTTTAAATGTATGATATTCATGCTTAAGTCCATCTTTTACGGCCTTCCAAGCACCCTTTAACTTATCTTTAAATGCGGCAGAAAAATTGCGTCTTTGCTCTGAACCTGGTTTATGATACCCCTTTTGAAAGTATTCTTTTTCCTGTCTAGTCCAATTTTTAATTTTAGTCAAAACACGATTACCAAACCCTGCTGCGGCTCCAATATAAGATGTGGGCTCGGATGTTTGTGTATTATCGGCATTTGCTGATTTCTCTTTTTTTGCGGCCTCTATTTCATCTTTTGATGGTTCAGTATGTATTTCTGGGTTTTGGTTTTTTACGGTATAAACATTACCGGATTGTTTATTTTTTACCCAAAAATCTTCTTTTAGTTTTTTATAATTTAATGGGTTATTTTCCGTTACATATACCCCATTTAATAAGTTTTTATGTAGTTCATATGCAACCTCTACACCATATAACTCATTTGCTACCTCAACCAACACATCAATACAATACGGGTCTTTGGGGTTTATAAGCTTGGTTCGTAATCTTGGCCAAGCAACACTTAATATTTCTTCTATAAAATTATTTCTTATTTCCATATACTATAAATATATTTTTTATACAGTAAACATATTTTTGTAGTTATCTCCAACCTCTACCTTTACAGGATATCCACCCAACTCCATAATCTCTTTAACTTTTTGGGGATATGTATCCATTTCATCATCTGATACATCAAATAGTATTGAGTCATAGGTGTAAAGAACAGGTACTGATTTATAACCTTCTAATTGCTTACTAAGTTTATTTATAATAAATATGTTTCTTTCCGTTTCTAATGCCTGTAAAATGTAGTTAAATAGTTTATTTTTGTTCATTTCCGGCACTTTTTTCATAATTCTCTTAAATATGGGGGTTTTGACACTAAAATTAAATAAATACTCATCCCATAACTTATCAATCATTGTAGAAACCGATTCATAAAATGGTATATGTTTATACTCATCCTGCACCCCGCCATAAAGTTGCCTAAATGTTATTGGTTTTGCCTGCTCCATAGGCACCCCATATTGTTGACCTAACCAATTGTGAGCGGATATATCCGTTGGTATGTTCTCTCCTATCAAACCACCAATTAACCTAATATGATACCCATCATAATCAAAACTGAATAACTTACCTCCTTCAAATCGGGATATAAACCTGCTTCGGGTATCATCACCCTTTTTCAATGCAGCATAGTTAATACCATTAAAAGTATTAGAAGGACGGGATGTGGATGTTAAAAAGTTGTATTGTGTCATTTCCAACCCATTAGTAGTGTAGACACCATTTTTCTCTATTGTGTAAAGAGATTTGGGATATAAGGTGGAAAAGTTCACAGGCTCAACATTAACCTCATTAAATAATGATTTCCATTGATTAAACACATCATAGTGAATTAGTATTGGTATAATATCACCCATCTTTGGTATTGCTCTGCGTCTGAATATGTTAAATATTTTTGGTTCGTTTATTTCCCACTTAACACCATTGTAAAACAAGTGTGCCGGTAAATCATAAAAGTTATCACCACACCTATTATGATATAAAAACGATTTTAAATCCACCACAAACACCTTCTTAAACCTACTTAAATCTAACTCCCCGTCAAATGGTTCTACATCAATGTTTTTGTAGTTAATACAGCAATCAATCTCCCCATCGGTAATAAACACCGAAGATAACCCCGTTTGTGAGGGATGCCTGCTCAAAGAGCTAAATATTGGATACACCAATACCCTGTCAACCGACAGGGTTGGGGGGATTTCGTTGAAAATCATTCAACAAATATACAAAAAAATATGGGAATTACAAATAAAGAATATCTGTACTCCGACCTGATACGCGATAAACCGAAGTGAACAACCCACTTTTGGTTTTAGTTACTTTATAACCCATATCTGCCATTCGTTTAACAAACAGGTATTGAGCATAAAATGGGACTTTAAACTTTTTCCAATACTTTCGCATAGTTTATTATTTAATGGTGGTGGATATGAATTTTTGAAACACTTTTTCCGAGTCAATCCTTACATTTGTATCAGGATACATACTAATTAAATAACGAACAAAGTTTAATCGGTATTCAACCAAATTAACTGCATCCCTACTCATTTCAGTACCCATTTCCACAAGAGCATCATTCAAATTGGATTTGATAATCATTGACACTTTTTCCATAATTGGTTATCTTTTTATTACATTGTAAAGGTAAGTAAAAATACCCAAACATCCAAGCCTTCAATATTAAATTTAGGTTAAATCTTCTAAACTGAAAATTGGGTAAGGTTGTTTAAAAAGCGAGGTAATTGGGGTATATCTATCTTCAAAAAATCAACTGTCCTTTTATTGGTATCTCTAATAACTTCAATCGGAACATATCTGATTTTACCTATCCGCCACTCAAACTCTTTTTTGATATAAAGTACCGGGTCTATTTTAGGATAGTTTTTACTATTTACCTCAATGATTTGTAGTGGGGAATTAAACTTACAAACAATATACCTTTTCACAAACCCATCTCCAAAATCTTTTTCATTCGGACGAGGTGTAAATGGAATTGGGTTTTCATAACTAGTAACAAACCTATTACCGGTTATGACATTATACTCATCTACCAGTTTATTGTTTATTTCATCCAAATCCACATAAGGTATTAATGGTTCTGATACCCCATCTATGTATTTTGATTCGCTGTAAACCTCTCCAGTACTCTTATATAGGTGTATCCACCCCCTATACTCAATACCATTCTCAAACATCCACTCATTGGAGTTTGCCCTTCGTTTGATTATATCATCAGGTAAATAATATAGTTTTTTTCTTGCCATTAGTATTACCTTTTAATAATTGGTCCCTGCCATATAAAGTTGTTAAATGTCTTATAAGTAGTGTGTGGTAATGTGAACTTAGTTCCCCATTTTGAATTGTTTACTGCACGCATTGCATTATCAATATCCGCATCCGATTTTATTGCTTTAATTGCAGCAACAATTTTATCATACCCATATTGAACATATCTACCAGTGGTCAATGTATTAATAGTAGCCCTAATACCATTTTCCCTAGTTAAATAATTTTTAACTTTATGGTCATTAAAAATAAGGGAAGGTGAACCATTGGGACCATCACTCATATCATATGTTGTATTAAATGGATTCCATGCTGCTTTTGCGGCTTCAACCTGCCTCCACTTAACCATGAAGCTTATCTGAGATTGGTTTGGTGATGATATCCCAAGTCCCTTTAAAATATCAGCTAACATTAACTTTGATAACCCCTGCGATAATTCAGAACTACCTCTCCAAAACGGACTATTGGAACTACTAGTTCCACCACCGCCACTACCACCGCTACCACCAGTTGGAGTATTACCATCCAAATCGAACATCATCTGCCCTTCCAAATCCATTGTCCAATCACCATTTGAATACTTATGCGATTGCTTTAATACAACAAAGTAAACATTATTTTTTGTAAGCATTGATGGTAACCCACGAGATAATGTAAAAGTTTTACCAAACAGGTGTTGAGGGTATCCATCAACAGTTAAGGTTACACTAACACCATATTTATAGCCCGATATGTTGCCGGGCTTTTTGGCCCACTTTTCTTTTGTTAAAGAAATCATTTCTGATATGATATCACCATCATCTCCGGGATTACCTGTTAATACTTTATAAAAATCTTCAATTGATTTGGGCTTTTGTAATTCCTTTTTTTCTTCCTCAAGCTTTCTTATTTCAGCATTTAGTTTTTGTTCTTGCGCTATTGCCCACTCTCTTTTTGCACGTTTACCACTATTAGTTGGCATTCCCTCTTCCGCTAAAACTCGTTCAGCAGCTACTACATCGGGTGATGTATAAATACCCCCATTACCTGCATATGATAGTAATCTTTTTCGCTGTTCTAAATCATTTATTTTCGTTTGAATATCCTCAACT